CTCTGTATCCATCACTGTTCCTGACTCGCTGGGCCCTCGCCTCATTTCGGCTGCAAGGGCTTCGTTCCCGCAGTACGCGGCGTTGAGCGATGATGCTGCGTTCAAGGCCATCACGGCAGACTTCTGGAAGACGATCTTGGCGAACTACGAGAGGGGTGCTGCTGATGCTGTCGCGATTACCAAAGCCAACACTGATAGCGCAGGTATTCGTTGACCCATCTCTAACAAACCCGACCCCCTCTGAGAGAATGAGCATATGCCTACTGAACTGCTTCACCCCTTCGCGATCGGCCCGGGTGGGTCCATTGCGTCCATAACTGACCCGGATAAGCAGATCGGCCAGCACGTCCGAACCTTGGTAAGCACCCAGCCGGGGGAGCGAGTTGTGCTCTCAGATTATGGCGTGCCGACGATGGAGTTGCTATTCGCCCCCGATGACGAGTTAGTCGCAGAGAGTATTGCTACCCGGGCCAGGGAGGCGCTGGGCCGCTATGAGCCCGGAGTCGTCCTGCAAAGGGTGGTTCCTGTTGTCCATCCCGAGGGGTCCGGCATCGCAGAGGTTTCCGTGGACTACATCCGCAGGGAGAGCGCTTCGACGTCATCGTCACTGTCAAAGAACACCAACACTGCCATCGTCTCGGTCGGCGGTCATGTGAGTGAGGTTATACGCGGATGAGCGTTCCGGCGATTGACTACACATCCAAAGACTTCGCAGGGTTCAAGGCCTCCCTGCTTGACTACGCCAGCAGGGAGTTCCCTGAGTGGCAGAGCCGCTCCGAGGGAGACTTCGGTGTTGTTCTTGTGGAGTTGCTCGCCTACATGGGGGACATCCTGTCCTACTACGGTGACCGTCTGCAGGCCGAGGCTTACCTGTCCACAGCAACCCAGAGGCTGAGTATCCTGCAGATTGCAGAACTTCTCGGGTACGTTCCATCCAGCGCTATTCCCGCTGTTGGTACTGTGACCTTCAAGTCTGCTAACCCTGGTCCAGCGAGCGTCGTTATTCCTGCTGGAACAGCAGTTGTTACTGGCTATATCGAAAGCCTTGATGACTCTATCGTCTATGAGACAGACGCTGCCGCCTCCATCACGGTTGCCGGGGGCGAGGTGACCGTCCCGGTTACACAGGGCCAGACACGATCGATGAGGCTACTCGGGTCCTCGAACGGGCTTGCCTCACAGCAGTACCGCATTACGGAGCGACCAGTTATCGAGAACTCGGTACATCTCTTTATCTCTACGGGATACGACTCCCAAGGAACTGAAACGTCTGAAGAGTGGACCCAGATCCTTTACTTGGTTGATGGTGATTCCAACGATAAGGTATTCGCTACTTTCAATGACGAGGCTGGGGCAACATGGGTCTCTTTTGGGGATAACCTCAATGGACAGATACCCAACAATCAGTTAAACGTCTATGCCACCTATCGAATCGGTGGTGGTGTAGCAGGAAACATCAGTGCGAATCAGGTAATCAACATCGCTGATCCTTCGGTGTCTGGGGTTAGCATCTCCCTTGATAACGCTGGACAAAGCATGTCGAGTGCCATGATCTCTGGAACTGACCAGGAGAGTACCGACCAGATCCGATCGAATGCACCCCGAGCCTTCCGGACGCAGAACCGCGCAGTGACTCTGCAGGACTTCATTGATGCCACCATTTCCGTTCCGGGAGTCCTGCGTGCTAATGCGGTCGCTGGATCTTTCACCTCGGTAACAGTCTTCGTTGTTGGCCCCAATGGGGCTGCACCAAATGCTCTCTTGATATCGAACGTCCAGCGGGTGCTGGCAGGTAAGGCACTAGCAGGCTGCTCCGTCTCGGTCGCTAGCCCTGCCTTCATCAGTGTGAATGTTGGTGGTAACTCAACTAGCCTCGGAACGGTAACCGTAGACATCACTACGGGCGTGCTGACGGTGTCAGCAGCCCACGGGCTTCTCGTGGGAGATGCGGTGCAACTAGGCACAATGACTGATGGTGCCCCCCTCGTGGAGTCCACCACCTACTATGTCGCGTCCGTTCCCACGACCACCACCCTGACCCTGGCTGCCACCCCGGGCGGTGTAGCAATTGTCACGACGTCAGCCGGATCTTCGACCTTCTGCTCGCGCTTCAATCCAATCTCGGTTCAGGTCTATGGACGCTACAGCCAAGCAGTTGTCTTATACAATGTTCAGCAGGCGATACGTACAATGCTTGGCCTTACTTCCGTCGATTTCGCCATGCGCCTTACCGTCTCGGACTTCTATGCCACCATCATGAGTGTGGAGGGCGTGCAGTATGTCACCATTCCACTCGTCGTCCGATCCGATGCGGTTCAGTCTGGAACATCCGACATGGTGTTCCGTGACTGGGAACTCCCCGTTCTTGGTAATCTCGTCGTCACTGCCTCTGGAGGGGTATCCTAATGTCCGCGTCATACCCAAAAGCGATCAAGCAGTTCACGACAAAGATGGACTACACCATGGATGTCATGGCGCAGGATGTCAACGACCTGCAGGATGAGGTTGTGGCTCTGGAGAGCATCCTCGGTGTCAATCCACACCTGATGGACCTTTCTGATATCCCTGCCATCGATCTTGGCCCAATGAACAGCCTTGCTGCTCGTCTATCCGCATTGGAGAGTGGGATAACGCGTCCCATCTTCGCGACCTGGGAGAACTATACCAAGGTCCCCATCTCCACTAGGGCAGCACTTACCACCACGACGATTTCCCTGGATAGACCCTCGGCAAGTTATGATCCACTCGGGTGGTACAACGGGGTAAACGGTTTTCAGATAAAGAAGACTGGGTGGTACGACGTGACTGCCAGCATCGTGTGGGCGGCAAGTGCCTCCATTGGTACCCGAAGATTAGTGCTGTACACGAATAACACATTGGTAGCAGCACAGGATGCCATAGGGCCCGCTTTGTCAACTCTGTCCATGCAGGTCACTTACAGGGGGATCCTTACGGTGGGCACTCAAGTAAGGCTCGCTGTCACACAGAATTGTGGAACGGTGCAGTCAGTACATAGTCCACTGTTGAGCGGCGTCTTCCTTCGAGAGGTCTAGTTCGTGGCGATCTACAAGTACACCCGCTATGGCACCGAGAGGTATGGTCCAGTTGTCATCGACTGGTCTCTCTATGGTGCAACGGGAACTAACCTCCCACTAACATCTAAGTTTGTTGACTTCGAGGTTGACCCGATTGTCGCCGAACCTATGGGATATGACCTCATCTCACTTACATGGCAGAGCCCCAGCGGTATATGGACAGGCCTCCGAGTTCTGAAGAACTTCACGGGTTACTCCGTCAATGAGACAGACGGAGAGATCCTGCTGGATGTTACAGCACCCGACCACAGCCTGATTGACTCTGGTGTGCGCGCTGGCGCATGGCACTACTACACCCTATTTGTACAGTCGGAAGGGGTATGGCAGCGAGCCGGAGGCACCTCGACCCTGATGGTGGTCAACCATGGGTATGGTCAGCGGCTGTTCGACCACCTTCCTGCCCACCACCAAACCAGCGGCACCGATGCCAATGACAGCCCAATCGAGAACGAGACGCTCAAAAAGTTCCTCAACGTCCTCGGATGGGGTCTTGACTATGTCAAGACGAACCTCGACTCACTACAATTCCTCAATGACCCGAAGAAAAGCCACATCAACGATCTGGCGCGCTTGGCTGATCAACTTGGTATCATCTATGAAGCCTCCGCCCCCAGCAGGCTTTTCCGCCAGCGCGTAGGCAGCGCGGCTGTGCTCGGCCGGGAGAAGGGCACGCTGGAGCAACTCCAGTCGCTGATCTCCATGACGACGTCCCTGGATGTCGAGTTGTCCCTGAGCCCGAACCAAATGGTCAACGATGATGCTGCGACGTTCATCCACCCGACCTACCCGCTGTACACCACCTTCCTCAACTACGCGGTCGGAGAGCGCATCAGGTTCAATGGCTATGTCTACCAGTGCAATACCGGTGGGGCATATGGGCAGGCACAGGCACCTCCTGGTACGCAGGCGAGCAACACGTGGTGGACGAATCTTGCGAACACCACAGACGTGACCCTCGTCGATGCTGACGGAGCCATTGCTGGGTGGGAGCCCACACATTACTCAGGCACGCTCGACCCAACCTTGGTGCTGGCCTTGGGGGTTCAGTCAGTCCTGAGTGCCACTGACCTGACATCCAATGCGCTGAAGGTCTCCAACGCCACAGGTTCGACTGCAGATCTTGGGGCCCGCTCTATTGCCAAGCGCCTCGGGGAGACGGTGACAGATCGTGGTCAGGTCTTCAAGTTCGGTGCGCCGATCCCGCTGCCCCTACCCTGGCTAGAGACTGATAACTACCAGCGTGACACCCTCGTCAACTTCGATGGCAAGGTTTACCGGTCCCTCAAAGAGGTTATGGGGGCCGAGCCGAATGGAGGGCTGGTCGACGACGTAAACTGGGAGATCATTGGTCTTGACGATCGGGTCAACCTTTCCATGTCCCTGTACGCGAAGGCGGGCGCAGGCTTCATTATCCCGGCCTACCCGGTGATCGAATTCTTCGATGAGTTGGGGGCTCTCGTGGCCATGGTAGACACCGAGAAGGAAGCCACCTCTGGTTCTACGTTCGACTCATTCGGCAACCGCTTTGGAACTCTGGTGGGTCGTACCCTGGACACGGGGGGGCTGACGTGGACGGTGCCAAGTGGGTCGTGGACTGTCTCCGACCTAGCCGGTGGTGTGCTGTGGCCACTTACTACCGGGCTGATCACTATTCCTGGATCCGCAGACGGAAATGTATCCGCTACCTTCGACGCTGCTGCAGTGGGGGCCAACGAGCAGTTCGTCACCTTCCGAGGGGACGCTACAACATTCCTGAAGGCCACCAGGACTGCCCTGTACTCCAGCCTGCCCGGAACTGACACACTGCTCGGCTCTTATTCCACACCATTCTCCGATAATGACCGAATCACAGTAAACTTTAACGGTACCGAAATTACGGTCAGTAGAAATGGGCTCTCGGTTCTTAGTGTTACCTCCACTTTCAACCAGACCGCAACCCTCCATGGACTTGGGGTGGCCTAACCCAAATGACTTTTATCATTAACCAAAGGACGAGGACATGGCACTAACAGGGGCTCACGCAGTCGGAGACCACGGTAGCGTAAGTGATGACAACCTTCGAGACCTTGCCATTGCGGCGCAGGCCGCAGCGCTTGCAGGAAAACTTGACACCACGGTCGCTAGTTCCACCTATGCGCGGTCGGCAACGGCGCTGACGATGGCCGCACCGCTCACTGGCGGGTCGCTCCAAGCATCCTCGCTACTCGTCGGTCGCCCGGTCCTGTTCAAGTCGGACACGACCTATAACGGGTTCCCCGGCTTGTGCTGGCTCGCTTCCGGGCGTCTCGTCGCCACGTGGTACTCGGCAGCAGCCCACCCGTCCTCGACGCCCGGCGCGGTCATCAAATCGGCGTACTC